CAGTTTCCTCCCTTACTAATTAACTATCAACAACATAGATTAAACTCTATTGCTGTCCTAGCAACTGATCAGTAAATATTAACATAAAACTTAGAGGTAATAATGCCTAGAAAGAAACGATTAACTGAAAAACAATTTACTGAAGTCTTAGATAGATTGATGTCAGGTGAAAGCTTAACATCAATATGTAAGGACAAACACTTACCATCATGGCGAACAGTATTAAGACATTGTCAAGATACTGATGAAGCATATGAAAGATATGCTAGAGCTAGAGCTGCACAAGCTGAAGTTTTAATGGACATGATTGGTGACATATGGAATGAACCATTTCCTTTAGAAGCTAAAGAGAAGCATAGTGAGGTTTTAAGACGAGATAAGGCATCATATTGGCTCGATAAGAGAGCAAGACAGATGCAACCAAAAGGTCTAACAAACAAAGCTAATGTCGAGAAGGATCAAGGTGTCATAACTATTAAATGGCAGAATACTGAGCAAATGGATAAGGAAGATATCAAGCCAGCTGAAATAGTACAGTTAGTGAATAAGGATAATTAAAGCGTGTTGTGTTCTGTTTGTGTCAGCACTCGCACGCACGAGGGCAATATGTGTAATTAATACCCATATCATCCAGGTTTATTCTCTATTTACTCTCTGATCGCTAGAAATCAGCAGATAACTCCCATAGTTTACGGGTAATGTACCCGTTGCGGTGAATTAATCGCAGAAAACGGGGGGTACTATTCTGCGTCAGCCAAGGCCCTACCCCCCAAGAAAAAAGTCTGCGGGTATTATACGATATTATTCCATAGAGGAGATACTGATTGTGACTGAGATTGTCATACCTTATAAACCAAGACCACTTCAAGCGGAGCTACATGATGCATTGGAAAAATACAGATGGGGGGTCGTTGTTTGTCATAGAAGATTTGGAAAAACAGTCATGGCAATCAACCATGTCCTTAGAGCGGCAATTCTTTGCGACAAAGTCAACCCACGCTTTGCTTATCTCGCTCCAACCTACAGACAGGCAAAAGCTGTTGCTTGGGATTATATAAAACAGTTTACAGAACAGATACCTGGAGTACGGTATCACGAAACAGAATTACGATGCGATCTACCTAACGGAGCAAGAATATCTCTACTAGGTGCTGAAAACCCAGATAGCTTACGGGGGATATATCTTGATGGATGTATTATGGATGAGGTCGCAGATATGCCTGAAAATATATTTGCTGAAATATTAAGACCAGCTCTTTCAGATAGAAAAGGGTGGTGCATATTTATAGGAACTCCTAGAGGGCATAATATATTTTATGATTATTATGAGAAGGCAATGGGAGCAGATGACTGGTATACAATTTTGTATAAAGCGTCTGAGACAGGAATTTTAGATGATGAGGAATTAGACGCTGCGAAGGTCATGATGTCTGAGGATCAATATCTTCAGGAGTTTGAATGTTCATGGGTAGCGAATGTACCTGGAAGCATCTACGGTAAAGAAATGCATAAAGCATTAGAAGAAGAGCGGATCACAAAAGTGCCGTATGATCCAGCTCATAGAGTAAACACCTATTGGGATTTAGGAGTAGGTGACAGTACGGCAATTTGGTTCACACAAGAAATAGGAAGGGCAATTCATGTTATCGACTATTACGAAAACCGCAACGAAGGTTTACCACATTATATTAAATATTTGGCAAGTCTCGATTACATTTATGATCGACACTATGCACCCCACGATATTGAAGTTAGAGAGCTGGGCACAGGGAAGTCTCGTAGGGAGACTGCTTACGATCTTGGTCTCAACTTTATGGTCGTTCCTAAGCTTCCACTTGAAGATGGTATTCACGCTGCTCAAATCATATTACAGCGGTGTTACTTCGACAGTGCAAGCTGTAAAGAAGGCTTGGAAGCTCTAAGGCAATATCATAGAGCATATGATGAGAAAAAACGAAGCTTTAGGCCTTCGCCTGTGCATGATTGGTCTTCTCATGCTGCTGACGCTTTTCGATATTTGGCAGTCGGTATTAAAGAAGTCCGACACAACAACCAAGCACCACAAAAATTCGCAGATAGTGAATATGACCCGTTAGGATATTAAAAAGGAAATACAATGCCGTTTTCACAAGACATGATAAATACTGTAACGCAGAGGTTATATTATCATCCCGAAACAGGAGAAAGAGCTCCTGAAGGAATGATATTCCAGCCACAAGCAGATGGTACTGTTAAATTAGTATCACTTGCAAGTTTAGGTGGTGGAACTAGAACCCCTGATCAGATCGTAAAAGAAGAGCCTGTTGATACTCCTATTATAAATACGGATGATAATCCCCAGGATGAAAGAGGTGATCCTTTTGTACAGCCTTCTGGTGTTGTCTATTCAAACCTAAGTCTCGTTATCGAAGCTAGAAGAAAATTAGGTCGTATGATGGGAAGAAGAAAGACGATCGTAACAGGGCCGTTAGGATTATTATCACCAGCTCCGTTAACTTATCCTGTAGCTGTTAACCAAGAGCAAGCTCAAGCAGCTGAATTAGAATTACAAAATGAAGGAACAGAATAATGTCTACAAGCTTTTTAAACTTTAATTTTGAGGATTTAGATTACTCAGATTATGCCACAACAGTACCTACTGGAGCTAATCAATTTAAAACTACAGGATTAGATACAACATTAATTACAACTAATAACGCATCAGATTTCACACTCAATAATGAAAATTTTATAAATTCACAAACTAGCGGAAATACTGCTTTAACAAGTGGTGGGTCAGAAACTACTGGTGCAACATCCGATTTCGATTATTCAACTCTATCTTATAACTTCAATCCATTTAGCACTGGCGGTAGTAATTTCATACCTGATCTTTCTGCTTTCTTCGATGCTGACGGGAACTGGACTGGAGGAACATCTGCTGGCTTGCTAAAAACAGATGATGACGGAGATGATGGAGATGACGGAGATGATGGAGCAGATAGTGGAGATGATGGAGAAGACACAGTTTGGTTTGATGAATATGATGATACTGGAAACCAATGGGGATCAACATCAGATATTTTTCAAGACGATGAAACAATCCAAACATTTACTGGTTATATCCAAACATTATTAGATCAATCTGCAACAGGAGACACATATCTGCCTGATGATGTTACTATTCAAGATTTATTAGTTACATTTAAAGACGCTGGTTATACACCTTCAGATACTTTACGATATTTATCTCAAACAGCTATCACTGCTGAAAACTCCCCTATCAATAAATTAGCTACTAAATTCAGAGATGAATATTTTGAAACTATTACTAAAGATGGAAAAGTCTATTTCAAATATACAGGCGGTGACGAAGGCTTGAAATGGGAAAGCATTGTTAAGGGTGGGGGGAGCTCTTCTAGTGACGAAGACTTTAATTGGCAAGAAGCTGGATGGAAATCTGAATATGGAGAATTTACTTCTATTCTTTCTAATGACAGTGGTGGAATAACATATGGTGGTTTTAATCCTGATACAGTAGATGCTGATCCTAATTTTACTAAAATGACTTTAAACGGTAAGGATGTTTATACAACAAGTATTACTATAGCGGACACTGAAATTATAATTGCTTTAACTAAAGATGGTAAAATTTTACAGAAATCAGATGCAGCTGGTAATCAATTACAATGGTCTATGGATAACTTTACAGAAGGCTGGACTGACGGATCAACAACTAAAAAAAGTAATAGTGATGATGATCTAAGCGGATGGGCTCAAAGTGCTTATGCTAGTCTTTTTGGTAGAGATTTACCAGCCAACATATTAGAGACTTTAATAAGTAATGAAGAGTTTCTGAATATGGATGATAACGCTAAAACAATATTCATATTAAAGAATTTATCTAATGCGGATGACAAATTAAGGTTTAGACAAAATCTAACAACTGGCGGTGAAAGCATACAAGGATTTATGGAAACATATGGATTTACTTTTCAAGAATTACAAGAATGGCTTGATTGGGATTTTCAGAAAAACCAGACTTGGACAAAAACTTTAGATGACATAAAAAAAGCGAAAGAAAAGAAAGACAAAGAAAGTAAAGGCCCTAAAGGTTTTGTTTTACCAAAAAATGTTGTCCACATAGGTGATGAAGATGCGGATGCAAGAGATACTAGATTTAACAGAATGGGTATGGCTGCAAGAAATTATGCTAGTGCACCTTTTGCTGGTATGGGTCTTTTATCTGCACCAACAATTAATAAACCATCATTAGTAGCAACTAAATTTGCGAAAGGTTAAACAATGGCTGTAAGTGAGAAAGCTGCGAAGCTAGTAAAAAGATTTGATACTTTAAAACAACAAAGATCAACTTGGGAACACCATTGGCAAGAGCTTGGTGATTATGTTGCTCCAAGAAAAAGTGAGATAGTTAGAGTATCATCTCCTGGTAATAAGAGAACAGTAAACTTATATGATGCCACAGCAGTACACGCAGCGGAATTATTATCTGCATCATTACATGGGATGTTAACTAATGCTTCTACACCTTGGTTCAGTCTTAAATATACTGCTCCACAACTTGATGCTAGTGATGAAGCTAAATCTTGGTTAGATGAAACCAAGAAAATAATGTATCACACATTTCATAGAAGTAATTTCCAAGAACAAATACATGAGCTTTATCATGATCTAATTGTTTTTGGTACAGGCATCATGCTAGTAGAGCAAGATGACGAGTTTGATGTTCGCTTTTCTACAAGACATATTTCAGAGTGTTTTGTTTCTGAAGATAGTACTGGAAGAGTAGACACTGTATTTAGAAAATTTAAAATATCAACAAGAGCTGCTTTAGATAGATTTGGTGCTAAACCATCTATTAAAGATGCTTTTGATAAAGACCCATTTGATGACATGGAGCTGCTTCATGTAGTTATGCCTAGAGATAAAAGAGACATAACAAAACCGACAGCAGACCAAAAACCTTTTGCATCAATTTATATTGATCCAGAAGCTGTGGAGATTGTAGGTGAAAGCGGGTTCGATGAATTTCCGTATATGTGCCCAAGATATTTAAAAGCATCTAACGAAAAAGGTTATGGTCGTAGCCCAGCTATGACTGCTTTACCTGATATTAAGATGTTAAATAAAATGTCTGAGGTTACTATTAGAGCTGCTCAAAAGCAGATCGATCCACCTTTAATGATACCCGATGATGGTTTTGTATTACCAATCAGAACCGTTCCTGGAGGTCTAAACTTTTATAGATCAGGAACACGGGATAGACTAGAGCCGCTTCAGATTGCGGCAAATAACCCACTCGGTCTCCAGATGGAAGAGCAGCGTAGACAAGCAATTCGAGCGTCTTTTTATGTGGATCAATTACAACTTGGCGTGGGCGGGCCTCAAATGACTGCGACCGAGGTTCAGGCTCGAACAAATGAAAAAATGCAATTACTAGGCCCAGTACTTGGTAGATTACAAGCCGAGTTATTACAGCCCGTTATAAATAGAGTATTTATGATATTAATGAGAAAACAAAAATTCCCACCACCTCCACCTATGTTAGCTCAGGCTCAAGGTGAAGTGGATATTGAATATGTATCACCATTAGCGAAAGCTCAGAAACAAGGCGATATGCAGTCAACAATGCAGTTATTTGAATTAATGCAACCATTAGCACAAGTCGATCCAGGTATTGTTGATTTCTTAGATATCGATGGAATAGCTAAACATTTAATTAGAGTATTAGGAATACCAGCTGAAGTAACTAAAGGTGAAGATGAAGTTAGAAATATAAGGTATCAAAGAAAAGCTTCACAAGCTCAAGTACAACAACAAGCTACAGAAATGAACCAAGCTGAAATGTTAAACAAAGCTGCTCCAGCATTAAAAGCTTTAAATGAAGAATAAACCTCAAATGGAAAGTAATCAGGAAATACTTGATAGATTGTATAGAGAGGATCAAGAATTTCTTAAAGAAACTTTTGGAGAGGAATATGTCCGAGGAAGATCAAATAAAAAAAGCGATGGCAATTAAGTCTGATTATGAACAACTATTTAAAGGTGTTCTTGGTGAGAATATTATAGAAGATTTATGTAAACGATTTCATGTTTACACAACAATAGTTACGACAGATAAAATTGACGCTCATGAACTTGCTTACGCTGAAGGTCAGCGAAGTGTAGTCCTATGGTTGTTGAAAATGATTTCAGCAGAAGAAAAACCACAGGAAGGAATAATGGAAAGTCAACTTTACACAGACCCAACTTAATAAGGAGAAATAAATGTCTGAACCACAAGTAGCCGAACAGGCAGCGGTTGAACAACCGTCTGACGGTGCTGGTGTTGATGACTGGAAGTCAATGCTTCCAGAAGAGATACGAGACCACCGTTCATTAGCAACAATTTCTGATGTAGGAAATTTAGCTAAATCATATGTTAACGCACAAAGCATGATAGGTGCTGATAAGGTAGTTATACCTGGAAAGCACGCAACACCTGAAGAGAGGATGGAATTTTACCAAAAGATCGGTAGACCTGAAAATGCTTCTGATTATGCTTTTGATATTCCTGATGGTACTCCGCAAGAAATTGCTGATTTCATCAGAGACGCAGCTCACGCTTCTGGATTAACAGCGGATCAAGCGAATACATTTTTTAATAATTATAATGAGTTTGCTTCTTCGCAAAACGAAAGAAACACTCAAGCATTAAACACACTAAGAGATAATGCGGTACAAGAATTAAAATCACAATGGGGTGATGCTTATGAAGACCGTGTACAATTAGCTCAAGCAGCTATTATTGAATTTTCTGGGAGTGAGGAAAATGCAAATACTTTGTCTAATACTCTACAAGCTGATGGAACTAAGTTAGGAGATAATCCAAACTTTATCCGTTTAATGTCTAGTATTGGACACTTTATCACCGACAAGATCGGTGAAGACGAAATTAGCTCGTTCAAACCAGCTGGAACAAGATCACCTGATGAAATTCAGGATGAGATTGCTCAATTAACAGCTCCCACTACACCGTATTGGGATAAGAGACATCCTGAACATGAAGGGTATGTCCGAAATGTTTCTAAGCTGTATGAACTGCTTCACCCACAAGCTACTGAAGAACCAGTAGCCCTTTGAGGATAAGTCGGTAGACCCCTCCGTTTTTGTGGACACGATAGTCCTTTTTTTAAACTTGGTCTCACATTTTGTGAGGTAGCCACCCAAAATTGTTATTATGGAGATTTTTAAGTGAGTACACAAATAACAACAGCGTTTGTTCAACAGTTTTCAAACAATATACAAATGTTGTCACAACAAACAGGATCACTATTCCGTAATGCAGTCCGTGAGGAAAGTATCACTGGTGAAAAAGCTTTCTTTGAGCAACTCGGTTCAACCGCAGCTGTAAAGAAAACTTCAAGACACGGTGACACTCCGCTCGTTCACTCTCAACACGACAGAAGACAAGTCGTAACTGAGACTTATGAATGGGCTGACCTTATTGACGATAGCGATAAAGTAAGACTACTTATTAGTCCTGAAAGCACATATGCTAAATCAGCTGCTGCTGCCATGTCTAGAAGTATTGACGATACAATTATCGCTGCGGCTACAGGAACTGCTTACACAGGAAAGAGTGGTTCAACATCCGTTTCATTATCTAACACTATCGCTGCTGGCGGTACTGGTTTAACTCTTGCTAAACTGATCGAAGCTAAAAAGAAGCTTGATCTTGGCAATGTTGATCCATCTATCAAAAGATACATAGCTGTTAGTCCTGAACAAATAGAAGACCTTTTAAATTCAACAACAGTAACATCAGCTGATTACAATTCTGTTAAAGCATTAGTATCAGGTGATATCGATACTTTCCTTGGATTTAAATTCATCTTAACCAATAGACTATCTAAATCTGGTTCAGACCGTAAATGTTTTGCATGGGCTGAAGATGGTATTCTACTTGCTACAGGCATGAACTTAAAAACCGAAATTTCAACTAGAGCTGACAAGTCTTATTCTACTCAAGTATTCTGTGCACAAGACATAGGATCAACAAGAATGGAAGAAGCAAAAGTAGTCAGCATTGACTGTCAAGAGTAAGGAGATAAATAATGGCTAGTGTAAAATCAACAAACATTACTAACCTTGATGCTTCTCCAAGCACTCTTCCAGACGCTAGAGAAGTTTCAGGTAAACTACGAGTATTTACAGACACTTATGAAGCAAGCTCGCTTGCTGCTGGTTCTGATATTACTGTCGCTAGAATACCTACTGGTGCTAAAATCATAGACATCAAAGTTATTGCTGACGCTTTAGGTGGATCAGTAACTCTGGCTGTAGGTGATAGCACTACTGCTGATCGCTACATAACTGCGACTGCTATGAACACGGCTGATAAAGTTATATCTTTATTAGGCGATGGCGAAATAGCTGGTCACAACTATGAAGTAACAAGCACAACTAATGATATTCTCATTACGACTGCTGGTGCTGCTGCGACTGGTACTATTCAAAGTACAGTTATCTACTCTGTAGAGTAACGATGTTCAAAATGTGAGGGAGTGAGCGATTGCAGCTCCTTCACATTATTTCCTAAACAAATTAAAAGAGGTTTCAAATGTCAGCAGTCTCAGATGTAGGGATATGCAATTCAGCTCTGAATATGATCGGAGCGTCAAATATTCTTGATTTAACAGAAGATAGTAAAACAGGGCGTATATGTAATCAAAGATACTCATTTGTTAGAGATGCAGTTATGAGAGCACATCCTTGGAACTGTCTTATTAACAGAACTTCATTAGCTGCGGATGCAACTGCACCAGCTTTTGAATTTACTTATCAATACACACTCCCATCTGACCCGTATTGTTTACGATTATTATCATTGGATGATTTAACAATAGTGCATAGGGTAGAGGGAAGAAAAATTTTAACCGATGAAAGTGCAATTAATATTGTCTATGTGGCTCGTATTACAGACCCACAACAATATGATACTCTATTAATAGAAACTATCGCAGCTCGTTTGGCAGCAGATATTGCATATTCAATAGTAGGATCAAATACGCTCGTAGCAGATATGTATAATCTTTATTCCAATAAATTATCGGAAGCTAGATTTGTAGATGCTACTGAAGGTACTCCTGGAGCAATAGATAATGTTGCAGATACTGGATCATTATTAAGTGATACATTTATAAACGCAAGGTACTAAAATGCCAAAAGCCGCACCCGCCTTTACTGGTTTTACTGCTGGGCAACTTAGCCCTCGTATGGATGGTAGAACTGACTTCGATAAATATTATCAAGGTTGTAAAACCTTGGATAACTTTCTCGTGCACCCGCATGGTGGAGCATCTAGGAGACCAGGAGCTATTTTTGTAGCTGAAGTCAAAGACCATACAAAAGCAGTAAGATTAATTCCATTTGAATTTAATGTTACGCAAACTTATATGCTTGAGTTTGGAGAATATTATATTCGTTTTTATAAAGATGGAGGAACAATAACTAGTGGTGGTAATCCATATGAAATAAGTACACCTTATACAGAAAGTGATCTTGATGAAATAAAATTTACTCAATCGGCAGATGTGATGTATATCTGTCACCCAGAATACCCTGTAAAAAAACTTACAAGAACAGACCATACAGCTTGGACACTTACAGATGTTGAATTTAATTATGGCCCAATGATGGATCAAAATTTAACTGAGACTTATTTATTCTCATATAATGGAAGTAATTGGTCTGATCGTGCAACTGGTCAAGTACATCTTGGTTCATTTACAAAAACAACAGACAACACTAATGGTCAAAATAATTATGAAGCAACTATAGTAGGTATTAACAATGACACGGGATTTAAAGCTACTGATCAAGGTAGAATAATTCAGGTTCATGATGGCTTTGTAAGAGCTAAAAAAAATACAGGAACTAATGCTAACCCAATAGTTAATTGTTTATTAACTAAAACATGGTCTAGTTATAACTCAAGCAACAACCAACTAACTCTAAATAGTACAAGTAATGTTCCGAATAAAGGAATTGTTAGGGTAGGTGACGAGTTAATATATTATGGAGGTTTAACAAATTCACCTCCAAACACATTAACCAATGTAGTAAGAGCTTATGGAGGAACTTCACAAGGAAGTCCATCAGGTGGCGATACTGTTGAATGGGCAAATGTTATTATTGGTGATGTATTAGAAAATCCAGATGGAAGAACAGAACTAACACCTGAATATAGAAGCACAGGAATATCAACTCATGAAGGTGATCCTTCAGGTACAGGATTAGAGCATAATGATAGAATGACTGATCAACAAAGAAAGTTTGTTACCGAAGGCTTTAAAGAGAATATGTTTATAGAGTTTGAGGTAGGTCATGCAAGTAATTATCAAACTTTAAATACTTGGTATAACAATGATAAATGGCCCTATCTAATTGTTAAGTGTACAGATGATACAATACTTTTAGCTCCATCCGACCAATTAGGCACTTATACTAATGCTCAGTTAAATAGTGCTTCTAGTCCATATAAAGGTAGTCGATTAGCTGGTTATCTGGGTGAGAATGATGGCACACAACAAAGAACAGTTAATGGTGTGGTTAATTATTATTATGGTACAGATATTGAAGCTAATAGAAATTGGGCTTTAGGTGCTTTTTCTGATACGACAGGATATCCAAGAGCTGTTACTTTTTATGAAGAGAGATTAGTTTTTGCGGGAACTAACAATAATCCCCAAACAATCTTTTTTTCTGCTTCTGGTGATTTTGAAAATTTTCAAATGGGAACTGCTGATGCAGATGCCATTGTTTATACTATTGGATCAAATGAAGTTAATGTGATCCGTTATATGGCTTCAGGTAGCTCATTAATTATTGGAACTAGTGGTGGTGAGTTTGCTATTCAAGCTTCTGGTACTGATGCTCCTGTTACACCAACAAATATACAAATTAAAAAACAAGCTAATTATGGATCAGCAAATATTCAACCAGCTAATGTTGGTAATGTGACTTTATTTGTTCAAAGAGCTAGAAGAAAAATTAGAGAACTAGTTTATAGCTTTGATACAAATTCTTATGAAGCACCAGATATGACTATTCTTGCTGAGAATATTACAGAGACAGGAATTAAATCTATCTCTCATATGCAAGAACCAGATAATATTTTGTGGTGTGTTTTAAATAATGGTCAGTTAGCTGGTATGACTTACAGAAGAGAAGAAAGTGTTATTGCATGGCATAATCATAAGTTTGGTGGATCATGGGTGCAATCAACATCTAAATTAACTTCATCAATAAATAATTCTGTTACAACAATTCCTGTAGGATCAACTGCTGATTTTGCATCAACAGGAACTATTGCTATTGGTTCTGAACAAATAACTTATACAGGAAAAACAGCGACATCATTTACAGGATGTACTAGAGGTGCAAATTCAACAACTGCTGTAGCACATAACTCAGGTGATGCTGCTACTGTTTTAAATGCAGTAACTTATGATTGGGGTGTTGTAGAAAGTGTTGCTGCAATACCTGGAGTTTTAGATGAAGATCAACTTTATCTATCCATTAAAAGAACTATTAATGGTGAAACAAAAAGATATATTGAAAGACTAAATTATTTAGACTTTGGAGATAAGGTAAATGATGCTTATTTTGTTGATAGCGGATTATCTTATTACGGGTCAGCTGCGTCTTCATTTACTGGAGCTGTACACCTTGCTGGACAAACAGTTAATGTGTTAGCGGATGGAGCAGCTCATCCACAAGTAACAGTAGATAATAGTGGTGCTTTTAGCTTGAATAGAAACGCTACAAGCGTGCATATTGGCTTTCCCTATACTTCTACCCTTCAGACTATGAGAGTGGAAGCTGGTGCAGCTCAGGGAACAGCTCAAGGAAGACCAAAAAGAATACACGATGTTTCTATAAGAGTGTATAGAAGTGTGGGTCTTAAAATAGGGCAGAACATATCTGTATCAGATATTGTTCCTTTCCGATCTGCTGCGGATGAAATGGATCAGGCATTACCTCTCTTTACGGGAGACAAGACTATAGAATTTTCATCAGGATATGACACTGATGGTTTTATCTTTGTAACTCAAGATCAACCATTACCATTAACGGTATTAGCATTATATCCAAGATTACAGACATATGAAGAATGACATTTAGAATAATACAATTTGAAGTGCATCATATGAATGATGTTTTAACTTCAAGTCCATCTATTGGTTCAACTATTGAATGGAGAAATCCTACCAATGAATGGAATTACGAAAAGTATTTTTCTTTAAATACTAGTTTTTCATTTATTGATAACGGTCACATAGTAGCAACTTATGGTCTAAAAAAAATGTGGGATAATGTTTGGCATATTTGGTTCTTTGGAACTGATAGGGTTCACAAACACCCGCAAAAGATTTTAAGATTTATTAATAAATCTTTACCAAAACTTGCCAAAGAAAATGGCATTAAAAGAATACATACACAAGTCCATGCTGATTGGGATAGAGCAATTAAAAGCTTAAAGTTTCTTCAATTTGCAGAGGATGGATTTTTTGAAAACTACGGCCCAGATGGGTCAAATTATTATAACTATAGGAGATTATTCTGATGGGTTGGGTAGGTGCAGTATTAGGTGTTGTCGGTGGTGTTATGTCTTACAACGCTTCAAAGAAAGCGGGTAAGGCACAACAACAAGCTTATGAACAACAAGCAAAAGTCAATGAAAGAAATGCAAAAGTATTAGACGCTCAAGCATTATTATTAGGTCGTAGCACTGAGTACAATGTACAAAGGTTTCGTAAACAATTTGATAAAGTACAATCTACTACCAGGACAGCTATTCATAAATCAGGTTTCAGATCAGATACAGGAACTGGTTTAGTTTTAATGGTAGAAAATGCAAGAGAAGCACAAGATCAAATTGATATTATGAGATACAACACTTCTGTTGAGCAAGATCAATTAAGAGAAGAAGCACTACAACAAAGACTTGGTGCTGATATGAATATTCAGTATGGCCGTGCAGCGAAAGCTGGTGGCTATGCTTCAGGAAGAGCTGGGTTATTAAGTGGCGTAACTACAGCGGCTTCTTTTTATAGTTAGAGATTTAATATGGTAAAAATTCCAACATTTGAAAATCAAGCAGAACAAACTTCTGAGGGTGGGAGCATTATGATGAACCCATCAATCTACAATCCTTCTGCTGCAAGTGCAAAATACAGTGGGCAACAAGACATGGCTAACGCTGTCACACAGCTTGCTGGTGTGGTTAATAGTTTTGCTCAAAAAGAAAGAGAAGTTAGAGAAACTACTGAAGCCATTGAAGGTATAAAAAAGATTAACAATAGATTAATAGATATTGAACAGGCTTCATTATTATTGCCTGTTTCTGAAAGAGAAGCTTTTCTTAAAACAAATTATGGCAATCTAAGTAACACTATTAAGAATGGTGGTTTATGGGATTTCAATGTTCAGGTTGATAATGGAAAAGGTGGTTTTGATACTATCTCTTATTACCAAGGTAATCCCGTTAATGAAGATGAAAGAACTTTTAAACCCGCATCAAGTAATAGAGTAGAGAAAGTTTTAATTGATAAATTTGGTCAATTAGAAATATCAAGTCTTAAAAGTGCAAGAGAGTTTGCTATTAAAAATAACATAGCTAACTTAAAACTCTCTCAACTAAATTCAGTAGATATGAACATACAAGGTGCTATCGGTGGATTTAGAAGAGGTGATCTTACTGTGGAGTATCAACACATAAACGAAGTTTTTGCTATTGATGTAAATCCACAAAGCCCTACTTATTGGGTTAATATGTTAGCTCAAGGTTTAGACCCACAACAAGGCCCAGATGCTTTTGATATCATGGTAGCAAATAATTTACTAACAACTGCCGAAGCGGAAGAGCAAAGAGTAAAAAAATGGAGAGAATATTTAAAAGGTAAAATTTCAGTACAGGAAGCAAGTCTTGCAAATTTAGGAGATGATGAATTTTACAAAGGATATTCAGATTTAATAAATAGTCTGCAAGGTGATATTGAATACAACAACATCACTCATGGTTTAGACCAAGATTGGTTAGCTGTTAAAGTAGGTAAATTAACAGAAGAAAGAACTAGAGAAGAAAACCGTAGAACTATAAAAGCTATAAAAGCTTCTAATGATGAAACAAAATACATTAAAAACCAACAAGACCAAATAACTGAGGAAATGTTTTCATTTATAAATAACCCAGAGATTGAAGTAAGTGAACAAGAGATATTAGAACTAAACATAAAAGGTAAAATAGTTACTGATCTTGAAACAGGAACATCAAGATTAGTTAAAATAACCGAGCAACAGCGTGAAAACCTTCTTAAAGCTGTCAGAGGTAAAACTACTTATAATCAGGGTGCTCACGATGAATTACTAAAAAGGATAAGTAACCTCAACACCATGAAAGGTGAAGAAATTGGTCAGTTAAAAACAGAAATACAAAGCTCTGGACTTGATCCAAATACAACACAAAATTTATTAAACGCACTTGATACAAAGGTAAAAAATACACCAAAATATTTAGAATACAAAAAAAATAGAGATGATTTGGAATACATCTTAAAGGGTTCTGGTTTTAAAGGCTTTGCGGTGCAAGGACAAGACAAAACAAATCAAAACCTTATTGAAGATACGCTGAGATACTATGATACAATAACATTATCTGGTCTTGAAGGGGATCATGACGCAGCTGTTGCAAAAGACTTAGCTTACGCTTTTTATGCAGCTAACGATGATACATCAAGTATGTTTGGATTATCTCCTAGAGTTATATCGGCAATGGGAGGTAAGAAAGTTAAAGACCTTACAACTGTAGATATTAATAACGGTATTAGCTTTATTAAAAAAACCATTTCTGGTGAAGGAGGAAAGTTTCATTTAGGAGCACTTACAACTGACCTAAATAGGCTTGAAGCTATATTGGATGTTAAATCTGCAAGAGAAAATGTTCAAATGACACCTAATTCTGAACAAGGAGAAAATCAATCTAATATTAATATGGCAAGTAAGGTTGTTCAGTCTCAGATAAAAGCTCAAGCTACACAAGCAGATATAGATGACGATCTAAAAATTGAAGACAATATCAATCAAATTACAAGGTTAAAATAATGGTTATTCTTACAGACATAATTAATGATCAAGTTAAAAAATTTGAGATTAAAGATAATTCAGAAGAAAAAGGAATTCTAAATTCTTCTGCTACAAATATGCTAGTCAATCAAGGTTACGATGTTAATGATATTTTAGAAAACCAAGATAATGAGGTTGTATTAGAAGGATCACCTACAGCATGGGATGATGCTAATATGAGACATTGGTTTGAAAACGAAGATGTGATCATGGCTGGTAAACAATTTGTACAAGCATTTAATTATAGTGATCGTATGGCTATGATGCTTCCTCGTGAATATGGTACAAGTGTTTCTGCATTTTCTCCTCTTGGTGGTGCATTTCGAGACCCAGATAGTTTTAAAGATGAAGATTACGCAAATTTTGCCTTACAGTTTATTAATAAGAACAAACACAACCTATCATCTAACTTATTTAACTGGGGAAGATTAGGTTTCTTAGAAGATGATGAAATAGAAAAAGCTTTTATATATGGAAGAATGAGAGCTCTTTATGATGATTACTTTAATGCTAAACCATTACCAGATCATCAAAGCCCTTTCTTTTTAAGAAGAGGACAGGGTGATGCCAATATGATTGCACTATCAACATGGAATACTCTTAATGATCCGCTTAATGTTGCACCTATAGGATTAATGGCTGGTAAAACTTGGCAAATGAGTGGTCAAATTTTAGGTAAAGAATTAACTAAAAGAGGTTTAGGGCCTTTAAGTGGCCCTATAGCTGGTGCTGGATGGATGGGAACTTATTCTCACTCAGATCACATGAACCAAGTATTAGGTGGTTTAATGGATGAGATTGATTGGGAAGAAACAGCAAAAGCTGGAAGATTGATTTTCCCTGTTATGATTAATCTAGGTGACGAACAAGTACAAGAAGCAATGATGCCAATTATAGAAGCTGCTAGAAATGGTGATGAATTAGCTCTTGATACATTGAGAGAACACATTGCATACCAACAACCAGATATCTTTTTAACAGCAGATGGTGTTCCTAATTGGGAGTATTTAAGTAAGTTAGGAAAAGATATTGCTTTAGGTGCTGTTGTTGGTGGTGGACTACAGTTATTATTTAATGCTGGTAATATAGTAAAGATGCTCCCAAGCGGTGGTAGACAACTACAAGGTGGATTTTTATTCCCTACAGGAGTAGATGCATTATCACCTCAAGAAATTATGGCTATTAAAGATTTTGCTAGAGGTGATGCAAAACTTTATAAGCAATTAAGACGGGAAGCTATAGCTGATAAAAAAAGAATATTCTCTGATAAAAGTTTTGACGAATATGAAATGGTAAGACTTGTAGAAAGCCGGCCTTTCATTAAACAAGAAGATGGATCGTATTTACCTAACTACCAAAAACAAGAATACAACATTGCTAACAAAGACACTAAAACTGTAGCGAATAATATTGTAGATGATATTGAGAGCATAGTTACAAGAGCTGAAAGTGGTGATGAAGCTGCTATTGAAATGTTAAATAGATTAACATGGTACAGAGATGTTGTTTCTCAAAACAGAGAAATATTTGGCGGTACTTCTGATGTTGTTATGGATGTAGCTTCGGCAACATCTCCTGGTAAATCAGTAAGATCAAGTGTGAACATGACATTTGATATTATGGAAAGATTTACTAAAGGATATTTTGATGATGAGATCGCAGCATTTAATGCGAGACTTGCAGAAGGAAAGGTTGTTAATAATAAAAAGTTATCTTTAGAAGGATTAAAAGATTTTCCTAAAATTAGAACCGCAGCTGGTAGACTTTATGGTACTAGCTCACTTGCAGCAACTGAAGCCTTAGTAGGTGCTTTTGGACAAATTAGTGCTGGTAAAAGCCCAAAGACAATTCAATTTCTTGAAAACCTAAAAGGTACTTCTAATGAAGCAACAATAGATGTTTGGGCTGCGAGATACCTTAGAAGATTAAGTGGAGAAAAAGCTATTCATAATGTTGCTGAAAAAGGTGTAGGTGGAAAACATTTAGTAGGAAGCACAGCTGAAAATCCAAAAATTGGTGGTGACTTTGGTGCTGGTCAAAAAATGTTTAATGCCGCTAAAGATCAAATTAATAACTCTGATTTAATAAACAGAATAAATGCTATTGTTCCTGATACGGGAAAGTTAAACGCTGATGATTTACAAGCTATTGCATGGTACTCAGAACAAAGTCGATTTGGTGATTACAAAGGTGGAAGTATTGCTGATATAGTAGAAGAGAAAAACTTAACAAGAACAACAGCTGGAATTAGTGGAGAAAGGCTTAACGCTAGACCAACTAATTATGACCAAGCTGAGATGGCTTCTGAAATTACTTCTGTCTTAGCAAAAGATACTGAAGCAAAAATTATTAAAGCACAAAATACATATGGTAGATATGATGGTGTTGATGAAAGAGCTCTAGATGTTGAAATAGTACATACCGATAAATTTGACGATACTGAACTTGTAAACACATTAAAGAATATTGCTACCGAGAAAAACCAAGATAGTTTCTTTGTATCAACAGTGGTAAGAGGTGATGATGTTGCAAAAACAAATGAACCGTTACGACCTGGAATTGAAATCTATTTTGATGCCACAGATAATATGTCTATTGTAAATGATATTACAGATGAGCTTAATGCATTAGGTGCAGATGGATTTACATTTGTAACTGATCTAAGACAGGCTAATAGAGCAGATGTACAAACTAAATCTGGATCACCTGATAGTGCAACAATTAACGGGATAAGACTTCAATATATTCCAGAATACGATCCTAATTTTAAACTTGAAAACTTTGATGATATTGTTGATAAGCAGAGAATATTTTTTGCCACAATAGTTAAGAAATTATTAGAGAAGAAAACAGCTATTAAAAATGCTGATGTTGTAAACTATAAAACTAAAGTGTATAACAAGGATGGTAATGATTATAAGTTACAGGAGCTTCAATAATGGCAAAAGATTTAGCAGATTTATTAGCAGAAGAGTTTGGTAAGGATAGTGAAGTCTATCAAATGCTAGTTTCAAATAATAAAGATAAAAGAAAGAGTAAAGATCAAGTCACTTACACAGGAGCTTTAGATGGATCAAGAAAGAATAAACAAGATTAAGAAAAATTTTGGTGAAAACAGTAGAACATATAAACTGTTAATGGATAACTTAAAGAAGGTAGAAGCTAACAATACTACATTTGAAGAAGATAAAGTTACAGGAAGTGTCAATTTAAGACCAGAATTAGAAGAATAAATGTAGTCAATGTAATCAAACACATTTATAAAGATTTAAGTTAGGGAGCTCTGTGCTCCCTTTTTTATTGGGATTATCATGGAAATCGAAGAAATAGAAACAGTAGATACTTCTGCTGAAGCACCACTAGTGCCTTCTGCTGAAACAGAACTAGTACCTAGAACAATGACAGGCGAAGAACTAGTGGCTGATACTATCGTTAGACAAGATAAAAAACTTGTTGAGGAAGGTTTACTTCTTGCAGAAGAAGGCCCTGATGACGATGCTCCAGAAAATTTTGTCCAAGCTGGTTTATTTATAAAACCTAACAAAAAAGCTAGAGCAAATATTAAAGGTGCGGGCAATCTTGTACCTGAATATGTTTTAAAAAACCAAGAGCTTGCAGATGACGCAGCTATGAGCAGAGATGCTTTTGATACTACTCAAGGCGTGAATGAAGTTAATATTAATAAAGGCGATATTGGTGAAAATATAAATACATTAGCTGATTTAGAACAACAGCTAGTTATGAAAGAAAGTGAAATTAAGTCCGCTACAGGGGATGATGCAAAAAGACTTATTAGAGAAAAAAGTGAGATAGAAGCAGCTATCTTTAAGCTACAAAAGAAACTAAAAAATATTCAAGATGATGGTTTATATAAAGAATATATTTCATCAACATTTATATTAAATGAAGGAGCTGCATTAGATAACTTTGATGATCAAATTAATAAGTTATTTGATAACCTAGCTGATGAGGGTGGTGCGGTATCTTACTTCACATTAAATCCAGGTCGAATTGATAAGAAGACGGGAAAGTCTATTGAATATCAGCCTTCGGATGTTATGGAATATATTAATGCGATAGCAAAAAATAAAGAATTACAGGCTGTAGCAAATACACAAAGAAGAGGTAAATTGCCCAATGAACAACTTTTACAACTCGCTAAAACATTAGGAGAAGACCCAAAAAAATTACGGGAAAGAATACTAAAAACTAATAAGGGTGAGATGTGGAACGCAGAAACTTTTACTGCTGCAAGAATAGTTTTAGTAGATGAAACAAGAAAATTAATACACTTAGCTAAACTTGCAAACAATCCAGAAACAGCTACTCCTATGGTTAAGCATGGGTTTATGGTTCAACTAGAAATGGTTAACCAAATACAAGCAAGAATTTTAGGTGTAAGAACTGAAATTGCAAGAACAATGCAGTCAATGCAAATATCGGTTCAAGGCTCTCAAGATACAGCATTAATGGCTGAAGAGTTAAATACCTTAATTAGACAACATGGTGGTGAAAATCAAATTAATGATTTAGCGAAAGTCCTTGCTGAAACTATAGGTGTTGAAGATGCTTTAGCAGTAGCTAAAAACAGAAGTGCTTGGAGTAGAGGTTATGATGCTATTAACGAAGTTAGAATTAATTCATTATTATCTAGTCCAGTAACACAAGCAAAAAATATTATTTCTGCATGGGGTTTAATTACCGAAGAGCAAGTATATCTTGCTAGGACAGCTCAAAAAGAAGCTAATAAAGCAAAGAAAGACCCAAACTATATTCCTAAATTAACTGAGGAAGAAGCCCTTGGGTATTGGTATGGGATGCTCAATGGTATTAATGAAGCTATGGTCTCAGCAAAACTTGCTTACAAATATAATAGACAAGTTTTACCTGGAGAAAAATGGAAGCCTAACACAATGAGAGAAGAAGCTTTCTCTGGTGAAGGCTTAGGCATGGATGAAGGATGGGCAGCGTCTTTAACTGATACCCTTGGGAGAATAGTAACTCTTGATAGAATACCAACAAAGCTGTTAACAGCTGGCGATCAGTTTAATAAGAATTTAGCTTATAACGCAAAATTATATCAGTTAGCAATTAGAGAATTACAACTGAATAGAGGTGTTAATATTGCTGACGATCCTAACGCTTCTGATTTGTTGGCTGAGTTAATTGCTAATCCAACAAAAGAGATGAAAGAGCAAGCAATACTACACGCACAACGAGTTACTTTAACAGATGAGTTATCTAAAACTAGTGAAGTATTAAATAGACTTGCACAACATAGGCTGGGTAATTTGTTTGTTCCATTTGCAAAAATACCTTTGAAATCGGCAGAGTATTTAACTTATAAAATTCCTGGTTTACATAAGTTACCATCAAACAAAAAGTATCACGCAGCAAAAGAAGCTGGTGGAGCAGAGTGGGCTAAGTATCAAACTGAATTTAATTTTATGTTAGGTCTTGGTGCTACATGGATGACATTAGGTGCAACAGGAGTATGTACAGGCCCAGCACCGAAAGATAAAAAAATACAAGCCTTTAATCAGTCCAGAGGTGTATTACCAATGTCATGTAAAATTGGTGATAGCTGGGTTAGTTATCAAGGCATCGAACCTTTCTCAACTATTATAGGTTTGTATGTTGGGTTAGGTGAGTTAGCTGGTAATCCAAACATTGATCAGTCAACTTTTTCTGAAATTGCTCTTAGCGGTATTGCTACTATTCATGGTGTATTTACCGAGCAAACTTTGTTACAGGGTTTCTTAGAATTAACATCAACTATTTCTGCTGATTGGGGTATAGCACACTCTCTTGAAAGTACGGTTAAAAATATTAAAGAACAATTTGTTCCTAACGCTATAAAGCAAGGATCAAAATGGATTGATGGTACTAAAAGAATGGAAAGTGAAGTAGATGATTGGTGGGATATTATATTACCAGACTATGCGAGATACACACCTTGGAGATCAAATCAACACGCAGCTCCTATAGATCAGTTTGGTGAGCCTGTAAAACATCCTGATATGTGGGGTCATATAAAGGTATCAGAACAAAGAGAAAAATTTACTGATGATGGTAGAGAGATTTATACAGAGCTTACAAAAACAGGAGCGGGTCTACCTGGTTATTGGCAAGATACATTTTTCCTAGAAGGAATAGAAATTGATGTTCAAAATAACAAAGCATTAGAACAAATGCATATCGATGCTGGAAAAATATTTTTAGAATACTTACAAGAATACATTGATACTGATTATCAAGGGCTTGTTCGAGAGTATCAAATAGACAATGCGAATTTCCCAGGAGAAGTAGGTGGAAAATTTAATGAGAAGATAACCACAATAGGTGGGTCAAGTTTCTTTGGTCTTGATCCAGAAGATACCAAGAACAAGAAAAAGATAATTCGTAAAATGGTTAACAGTCACATTGGATCAATGTTTCAAGCTGCTAGAAAACAAGCGAGTTTTGAGTTTGAAGACAATCATCCTGAGCTTTGGGCAGAGATCGAAGACGGGATCAATGTGATATTAGGCAGACTAGAAACAGCAGAAGAAAATACAGACTACAAATATAATTTTAGAAAAGGACAAGAATTTAAGGTGAAATAAAAATGACAATATCAACAACAATAAATAAAGTTAGTTATACAGGAAATGGTTCATCCACTACTTTTGCATATACATTTAAAATTTTTGCAGCTACTGACTTAAAAGTTTACATAAGAGATGCAAGTGGAACTGAAACTCTTCAGACAATAACAACACATTATACTGTTACCAATGTTGGAAATGCGAGTGGGGGTAATGTAAATTTTGTTACACCTCCATCAAATACGGATAAGGTTATTATCCAAAGAGTATTACCTTTAACTCAAACATTTGATTATGTGTTAAACGATCCTTTCCCTTCAGATAGTCATGAGGATGGTTTAGATAAATTAACTCTACAAATACAACAAGTACAGGAAGAGGTTGACAGATCAATAAAAGCTTCTGTTACAAATGAAATTACTTCAACTGAATTTACTAATGATGCCACAGACAGAGCTAACAAATTATTTGCTTTTGACTCTTCTGGTAACATTAATAT